CTTAGGGCCGGCGGTCCTGCCACCCCGGCGAGGCTGCTTCGGCAGCCGAGCTCGGTGTGGCCCCACCCGGCCTATCGGCCGGGGTGCAGGGCCGCACATCGGGTGGCAACACCTTCGAGGAGGTGCTGCCATGCCGAGCACGGCCTACACCCGCAGGCTGATGGCCGCCTTCCCACTGGTGTCCGCGGCCTACCGTAAATTGATTACGGAGGCCGTGGACAGGTGGGTCCACGCCTCGGGCTTCGACTGGACGAAAGAGCGGATTTCCGCTCTCGTCCAGTGGTTGTTGAAGCTCCGAGCCGGGGAGAACCCCAACAGGCCCCCTTGGTGGTCTGACCGCTACCTCCGCTATGCGGAGAGGGTCGCCACCAGGGCCCCGTTCGAAAAGTTTCTCCAGCTCATCCAATCCTGGCGGACGGCTTTGACCGCTTACGGCGGTTACAAGACCGTACCGTCCAGGAAGGATGTGGAGAAGTTCGAACGGGCTGTTGGGACGGCCCGCGTCCTCACGGTGCCTCTGCCTTCGGGGCGCATCGTTGAGGTGGACACCGAAGATTGGAGAGCCCGGTTTCCTTTCCGGGCCTACTTCGGTGTATCCCCTCGAGATGTGCTCCCCGAGGTTCGGATCCAGAGGCAGATCCTCCCCAATAACCCGCTGTCCCTGAAGCTGACCGACGGGAAGGGCAATTACACCCCCGTCGGTGAGGAGCTTTTCAGGGACGCCTGGTGGGTTATGCAGGATCACATCCTGCATCCCCCAGGCACCGTGCCAGCCTACTGGCCGATGCTCCCGGTACTACCGGACTTTCGCCCGGGACCGGGGTCGGTCAGGGCGCACGGGGCGGTCTATTGCCGGGTCCAGCCCGACGGGAAAGCCCGGTTTTACTACGCTCCTCCGCGCTGGTTGCAGTTCCTGCTGGACCCCTGGGCGCGGGAGCTATACTCCCAGCTCAGGCGTATCCCGCAGGATTTTACCTACAACCAAGCAGCGGGTGCGGAGCGGGTGGCAGAATGGCTCAAGGCCGGAAGGACAGTCTGGTCCTTCGACTTGAGCTCTGCCACAGACCGGTTCCCGCTGGCGGTGACCCGGACGGTCCTGTGGTCCCTCTCTAGTAGAGGGAACAGGCCGTGGGTGGATCTGTTCTGCTGGATCTCGAGGCTTCCCGCTCGGGCGGCCTATCCCGGGGCCAGTTCAGAGGTGATACGCTGGAAGTGCGGACAGCCCT